AAAATAACAGATATATATTGTATGGACTTGATAACACAATACAATATATTAAAGGAACAACAAGAAAATCATACAGATAACGATACAGAAAAATATAAAGAAAAGGCAGAACAAAAACAAATAAACAAGATAAAAAAACAAAGTGAAGACAATGCATTTGTGAAACGTCTAAGCAATTTACCAAATGAGCTTATATCTATAATCCAATCATATGTTCCAAAACATACACTGGCATTCTTGAGCAGAACATTATACTTAGAAAACCATCAATACATTCGTCCTCTAATATGTAGAAAACAATACGAGGAATATATTCGCACAACCGTAAGAAAAGACAATGATTTTGTTTTTGGCGTTTTGTTAAGTGAGAATTTGCAGAGATGGTTGTCTATAAGAAACTACTATTATCATGGAGCAATATATTATAACTACATTGTGTTTCTCAAGTCTTATTGCAGCGATTTTGGCTCGTTAAAATGCAAGGCTGCTTTAAACAAAATTTTGGAAGAACTTGGTTTGAGTAAAAATCAACATAAAAAGAAAACAGTTAGATATATAAAATGGATACTGTAGATATCAACTCATTGCTAGATCGAGATGAAAACGCAAACCATATGATGGAGTTACTCAAAGACTTTGAGCTCAAAAAACATGACTTAGCTACAAAACGTGGTATCTACATATATGGCGAACCCGGCTCTGGAAAGACGACATTTGTTACCAATATTTTGAAGCAAATGAATTACGATATCATTAAATATGATGCAGGAGATATAAGAAACAAATCCATTATCGATACTATGACAAAGCATAATATGTCTGATAGGAACGTTCTATCAATGTATTACAAAAAGGTGCAAAGAATTGCCATTGTAATGGATGAAATTGACGGCATGAACAGTGGCGACAAAGGAGGAATAAATTCCCTAATCAAGTTGATTAGACCAAAGAAAACGAAGAAGCAAAAACTAGAAGAAATTACAGTGAACCCGATTATATGCATTGGCAACTATCACATTGATAAAAAGATAAAAGAACTTATGAAGGTTTGTCACGTGATCGAGCTAAAACCTCCAACAAAAATGCAAATGAACAACTTGGTTTGTCAAATGCTTCCTGGTCTCGATGAACCGGTTATATGTGGAATTATTCAGTATATTCAGGGAGACTTGCGAAAGCTGAAAACAATTTACAGCATTTATGTGAGTAAGAAGAGCATTTTAAACAATAATCTTATACAGAATATTTTTCTTATGAAGTCATATAATGATGACACGAGAAAAATAACACAGAAGCTGATTAACGATAATTATAACATTGAACAGCACCAAACAGTCATGAATGAAACTGACAGAACTATTGTTGGCTTGTTATGGCACGAAAATATTATTGATGTTTTGGGAAAAATAAAGAAAGAAGAATCTGTTCCGTTTTATTATAATATTCTTGAAAATATGTGTTTTGCAGATTACATTGACCGCATCACTTTCCAGAAGCAAATATGGCAGTTCAATGAGATGAGTTCGCTAATCAAAACATTCAAGAACAACCGCTTGCTTCATGAAACTTTTCCAAAAAAGCAGAAATACAATCCTGCAGAGGTTCGTTTTACTAAGGTACTAACAAAATACTCGACAGAATACAACAACACATTGTTTATTCAAAATCTTTGCCAGCAACTATCAATGGACAAAAAAGATTTATTTGCATTCTTTCTAGATTTAAAAACGAAATATACTGATGCGGAGATTTTAGCTTTGTTTTCCGAGAACTATGAAATATCCAAGCTTGATATTAATCGCATTTACCGTTATTTGGACAAATATACAAAGGAGGATGCTGCTGAAACTGAAGATATTGTGGATTCAGATGCGGATTAGACGTTAAAACCTTTTAAGACGAAAGAAGCGTATAAAAACTATGATACTTTTCATATTTTAGTCCATTTCTTTGTCTAAAGTATCTGACAGCATCGTGTTTATCAGCTCCATGACGTATTAAGAGTTCGGCTATATTGTAAATATTGTCCATATCTTCTTCGGTGTTTCCTGCATTTGACAACATAAATACGCACAACCTTAGAGGTGTCTTTGGTTGAGGCAGCACTTCATCTTGTTCTTCAATTTCATTACCATTTTCGTCATAAAGATATGCCCATTCTACGACAGGATTCCATAACAACGCAGTAGCTTGTCTACAATAATTTGGGTTTGTACCATTTAGCAACAATTTAGATACTAACAATGTGTCTAGTTCATATACTGCTTTAAACAACTGCTTGTTTGAATCTAGAAGCTCTATAGGGCAGTCATCCACGTTTTTGTATAGATGTAGGAACCTCGCATATTTGGTGTTTTTTCCTGTTTCAATACAATTCTTGCATCGTGCCAAGTGTTTTTTATTTAGTTGAGATAGAGAGAATCCGTGTTTAATAGCGCCGCACGAATAGCAGCATTTAACTTGCTGTTCAACATGGTCCCAGTTGGGATAACAATTTTCCATATGGTTTGAACCATATTTACATAATGTTCCACAATATTTGCACTTTATGTAATAATTATCCAAGTGTTCCATTACTATATAGTAGAATATAGAGTAATGTTTATATTGGTTTGTTGTGTTAGTCAATTAAAGACCAAGACGCTCTCTTGTTGCCAAATTGCGGCTATACCAAGCCTCCTTAATTGGCTGCTCCAAAATAGTATGAACATGGCTCTCATATTGCTCAGGAGTATCATAGAAAAGGAACAAAGGCTCATTTCTACCGCTAAGTCCACGACTGTTGCAAACTGAAAACAGCAAGTCCTGGTCTCTGTGTCCAACAGTGATGCTATATCTTTCGCCGGTAACCGCATTGCGAATCTTGGAGCCGACATCACCAGAACCGTGATAGTTGATAACTACCTTCTTTCTTCCATCGGGGTTCTTCTCAGTAGGATTAGGAATCCAGCGAATCTCTCTGGCAAAGCGGGGATCAGCGGCTCTCAATGCTTCCAAGGCATCTCTCTCGGCGCGGGAGTCAATGCTTTGAGAATCGTTCGCAGCAGCGGGGTCGTATCTATCGTCTTCCTTCATTTTAGAAAGCTTATTATATTAAGATATTGACAAACGTCTTTAAGCTGTTTTTAGCGCATAAAATGTAGAACAAATATTTTATAGGCATAATATAAGATGGCAAGCAGAAAACGTACAATAGATACACAACAACAACAACCAATAGGAAAGGCTGCCAAAACAACAGCACAAAAACAGCCTGTACAAACACAAATACAACCAATAACACAACAAACTGCTATACCTGCCCCTGATGCAAGCGCCTATTACCTTATTGAAAATAGATGCGGTGCAGCTGTTGGACCTATGGCCGCAACTCAAGTTGGAATCTTAGGAAGCGATTCAATGCTTCCTAAATTGAAGGTTACAGAGGAAGGACAGGAACGCACTAAGTCAGGATTAAAAGCGCCTATTTCTATTGTAAAGGTGCGTAAAGCAGCATGGAACACATTGGTTCAAGGGTTAAATAGTACATCCACAAAACCTCCAAACCAAAAACAAACTCCTAATACTACCGGAATTTGGGATGTAAACAACACTATAGTGCTTGTTGTTGCCCCACAAATAACTAAGTCGTTTGATTTAAATACACTAGGTAAGGTATTTGAAAATGCTGCCGAAGATGAAGGAGAAGATGATGAGGGCGATGAAGAAGAAGAAGACGAAGGCGAAGAGGGAACCGGGAAAAAGGTAAAAGGCGCACTCACAAGAGACACAATGAGTGACTCCAATAAACAAATGAAAGAGGTTGATATTGCGATGTTTAAAATAATTTCTATTTTGTTGTTGATGACAAAAGCAGGAGGACTAACAGGTGACAAAGCTACGAACATTTTGTCCGCGTTTATTGCGGTGTCTTCCGGAAAGGAATACTTAGATACCGGTCAGCTTTATGCGATTAAAAAATCTACTACAGATTGGAACATTGCCAAGGGTTATTCAGACCAAGAGATTCTTAACAGATGTAAGGACGCAAATGGTTCATTTATTAATCCGAGACAACAACAAGAGTTCCCAAGAAAACCAATGCTTGAAACCATTGATGGAGCAGCCACCAGAATTGCGTCTAATCAGTATTTCGCATCATATTGTCATTTTACGTTAAAGGATACACAAGGCAAGGCAGATTCCACATTTTGTATGGATAACAATGACGTATTTTTGTTGAGTATTATGGTATCTTTGGACCCCGAAGTTAAACAAAAATGTAGAGCCGCACTTACAGTTCCCAATACTAATGTATTATCTCAAGACACCTATGAGTTAATGCTCCGAATATTTTCAGACACAACTAACCGTTCAGCACAAATAGATACATTTTATTATATTTTAAGCAGACCTGGCATTCGTATAGCGTTGAATAAAGTAAGGGAACAGTTAACAAGACCAGTTCTCTTGGTAGATAAAGAACTGTATTTTGCAATGAGCGCGGCCAGCTTTCTTTATAAATTTTACAATGAACAAAAATATAATAATACTAACATGTTCGACAATTTAATTCCGTGTAACTTTGATTCTCTGTGTCATGACAATGACCCATCAAGAGCATATCGTTTGATAATGGTTCTCACTTTTATCTTGAAAAACAAAACTGAGGACATAAAGCGTGAATTATCTCTTATGTTTCCTCAGTTCTTCACAAATTTGAATTCTTTAGATCTAAAAGCAGAGGATGTTGAGGATGTCAACGAGCTCGCAGTTTTCAGGGAAAAAATTTTTAAAGATGAGGAAAGAGGTAACCTAGAGGGGTTGAGTATATACATAAAAGACTGTATAAAGGAGTCTTTATCTGAAGAGCAATTCAAGCTATATAAGATTCTAGCATCAAAAGACGCGAAAGAAATCGAAGCTGGACTTTATTTGCGATTAAAGAATAAGTGCTGTTACGTGTTTCAAGTATTGCATACAAATTATGTCGCAGTCGTAAATTGCGCCAATAGTGCCAATGATGCGTTTCGTCCAGCACAAGTCGAAACAACAAGAGGTTCAATAATGGGAATTCAAGCATTGGATCAGGGTGCCTTTATTCCTCATTACACTTATTGTGCAATTGACGCTCCGTTGAAACATGGTTTGTCGTTATCCAATTATGATATCAAAAAACTAGATAGCGCGGTTATTGTGACTGCCATTACCAGAAATGATGCTGCTAGTCAAAGTATGTATTATTCTGAAGAGTTTACAGACCCAATATGTATAGATATTGGTATAAACTCTTTTGGAAAAAGTTTTGCATACAAATACAAATTTGGAAAAACAGTAAAAACTGTTCTACCAGAAACTCCAGAGTGTCCAGCAGGGTTAAATGAAAACGAATGTGAAAAGTATACAGATATAATCCAAACAATGGCTGAAACGTTGTTTTATTACAATAAGAGAAGAATAGGACCGTTCAAAGATAGTGTTAATCGTGCTGTACAATGTTTGTTAAGCCATATTACGCCAGCTAACAATACAGGTTTAGACGGACCACAAGCAGAATTCATACGTGGTCTGTTATCTATCCTATACACAAATGCTATTTGTGGAAGACCAACAAAAACAAAGACTAAATGCTCTGATTTGTCTGTGAAATCCGAAGCTATTAATGAAGCTAAAGTTATTTTTATGAATAATTTCAACGATGTTATGAAGAGGGCTGATATCAATGTCAAAAAGGCACTAATTAAATATACTGCAAAACTGTTAGAACTAACAAAAGAAACAAAAAGATTAAACTACTTGGAATCAAATGTTAATGGTTATTTGGATACATTTCCTTCAGATGCGCTATGCTTGCAACAACCTGTATTTAATATTGGAACAACGACACTTGCTGTTCAGGGAAGAAAAAAGCCAAAGGCGACTCCTGCTCCGGCTCCTGTTATTGCTCCTGCTGTTCCGGAAAGAAGATTTGTAAAGGCATCGCGAGGCACTCAACGAGGTGGTATGTGGTGGCATGGTGGGGTTAGTCCATTAGTGGACTTGTATAGAAAAACACAAAGAGACAACGCACCATATTTTAATAAAGGAAACCAATCGCCAACGACACAGCAAAACGAAGTAAAACGATTAAACGAAACGCTACTAAAGACGCCAACAAAACAAATAACACCAAATAAACCAGATTCACAAGTTTTTTCCAGGGCTAATACAGTGGAAAAAAAGTATAATGAGGGTTCAGCTTTTGGAAGGACTCCTTCCCTTTCCGACAACGATTCTACTACTACTACTACTAATGAAACTAAATCACCGTCATCATTGGGAAGTAGCACATCAGTAAACAAACAACTATTCGGGACGCCTTTTTCTGAAAAAAAACAACAATTACGTATAGAAACTGAAACACCAATCATATCGCCTGTTAGTTCATTGTCCAGCGCAGATGAATCTCAAGGAAAGACCGGTCAAGCACTAACAAGAAGAAAGGGACAGGGACTTGGGTTTTTCCAAGAAACTCCTAAAGGTACTGCGTTAGGTACTGCGTTAGCACAAGACGCTACAACAAACTTGGTTGATGGTCTGAAATATTCATACTCTTCATTATTTGGTGCCTATGGTTTTGACCTGTATATAAATCAATACGGAGAATATGAAATGATGATTCTTAATACTGAAAAAGATTATCGTTCGTATTTGAATAGATACAATCTAAATCAACCACAGCAACAACCACAGCAACAACCACAGCAACAACCACAGCAACAGCAAATGGACCAACTGGCTGCACAACTCGACAATTTGAATGTATCACAACAACAACAGCAACAACCTCCAGTTGGCGGTCGTCGTAAAACTGGTCGCAAAACAAAGAAAATCAGAAAATACCGATACAAAAAGAGAGATACACGTCGTCTCTCAAAGAGTCTAACTAACAGAAGAAATAAGCTGTAAAATACAAAAATTATCAAATAAATTAAATAGAACTTCACACATAAAATCCACTTAAAAACATTTTATACAGTTATATAATGACAGAAACACCCACCCCTATTATAAAAAATACAGTAGAGCTAAACGAAGACATACCAACAATAGTATTTATGCGACACCCTAGAATGGCAGGTCTGTTTTTTTCAGATCCCACACCATGTGAATTAGGAGGTTCAGGAGTTCCAATCCCTGAACACAAAGAATTGTATGAAAAATGTGTAAAAGACGGCACAAGATTTTATTGGACAACAGCCTCTGAAAGAGTGAAAAATATAGAAAACAAAAATAAATCAAGTTAACACTATAGTAATTTATAAAAGCGCATTTTACTAAAAGACAAAGTTAGCCCGACTTATATTTGGCTAGTTCACTCTGTAAGTCCTTAATGCGCTTCATCAATTCACCGATCAATATATTTTTATCGGTCAATTGCTTTTCTAACGCTGCAACCCGTCCATCATTACCATCTCCATTACCATTTCCATTACACCTATTGTAAGCATCTTCTATGCGCTTCTTGACATCTAATATCTTCTGGTTTTCCTCCAACCGTTTCGCCCTTGATTCTTCCTGCGTCCTAATCTGCTCCAGAACTTCCGGTTTCTGTTCGGGTCTGCCCGGTTCATAACCCGTTAGTGCTTCATTCATATATTTGCTGTAAAACATCTTCAAATCGTCGTCTTCTTCATTCGGAAAAAACGAATCAAGACCCAAATCGGTTATAACCGTTTTTGTTTGCTCGGGATTCTCAAGTAGTTTCTCCTTGTTCAGCGAATTATGTTTGTGTGAAAACACAACAATCGACTTCTTAGGGTCCAGTTGATACAACGGGATCGTATAGTTCTTCAAAAACGCACGTTCCTCCGACATATTGTCTTGTTCTGAAAACGATGTTTGCTGCAACAGTTCTTTCCGGAACGCAAACGTGGCTGCGGTAGAATGGTATTTGCCGTAAGGACCACATCGGCAAACTTTGCCTATAGAATCAAAGTAGATGTACATTTCGCTAGAACCGACAATCATATATTTCGGCTGTTGTTGAAGAACTCTGACAGCATGTTCGACGCGCTCTCTTGGGTAATAATCGTCGTCGTCCATATAGACAATAATGTCGCCGCTACACTTGCTGTGCATAAAATTGCGCTTAGAACCGAGACGCATCTTTTCTTCGACCCGAAAATATTTTATATTGACGTTATTACTACTGTTACTATTGCTGTTACTATTGCTATTAGTCACGCTAGCAAATAAATCGTCAACAGGGTCTGTGCCATCATCGACAATAATCCATTCCATTTTATCTCTGGGATAAGTTTGGCGCAAGAAACATTGGATTAATGCGGGAATAAAAGGACGGCGATTGAATGTAGGCGTACATATACTAACAAATGGCTTCTTTGTCATAAGAATATATTGAATATACTAACATATTCTTATGTAGTTTTTATAATGTGGTTTTATAAAGATGGTTTGTTAGTTCAAACTAAACGCACATTGTAACGTTTAGTTAAGCCCTTCTTTCCTCTAGACCCGCCGCCCAACTGTGTCCCCATATCTTGTTCCAATTGTTTCACTTCTTTAATTGTCGGGCAAATCGCGTTCTTACCTTGCCCCTGAGCCTTGGCCAACAAATGTTCCGGATTTCCAAAGCCATCTGTGAATCCATCTTCTGGTAGTCCCTGTGTTGACTTATACAAGCCCATAAAGTAAGCAACAATGATAGCAACTAACACTCCGACAAGAGCAACTGAACCTAAGTATTTGTTTGCGTTCGATGCTAAAGACAAAGATGCCAAAATAACAAACAACGATTTCTTATAAAACAATGTGTCCTTAATAAAGTCTAATACCGAGTGTTTTTTTCCGTTTTCTACTCCTGCGACACTGTATTTCGCAGTTAATGGAGCAATAAGACCATTCAATGTAGCGTAAATAGGACTAAATATAACGGACATAAAGCCAACAGGAATCCATACAAAGAAGAAGAGCAGTGCTTTGGTAATGCGGATCATACTAATATCCGAACTGGCCTCCCATGTAGAAGCATCATTTGGCAGCGAATCTCTGAACAATTCAGGAATATTTAACACGTGATAGAACATTGAAACAACAAACGTGTAAACATATAAGCCAAACCATATAAAAATGCCGAATAGCGAATATAGAATCATCGTAAGCCATTCAGGCAAATAAGACATATACAAGAATATGTTAGTTACGGCTTCGTATACCTTGGCAAAAATGTTGTCATAAACCTTGGAGAAGAATAGAGCACCATTAGCAAAGAAACCGGAAGTAGGTTTAGCAGACTTCTTTAACGAGCATAGAATGCTGTCCTTGAAGCTGGCTAAATAGTCTTGTGAATCGAATACAGCCTTCTGTGACATTTTTCCAACAGCGTTCATATCGATTGGCAGCTCTTGCACAACACGGTTGACGTCAGTAAATGGCGCCAAATTGACATCAGTTGGCATCACGTTCGCTTGAGCGACTTTTGTTGAATAGAGGCCTAATGTGCCTATAAGGAAGACGCCAATGCCGATTGTGAATACGATACTAACAATATAATTCTTGATGAATCCTTTGAAGTCCATTTTGTTAGTTGAGCCGGTGTCTTCCGCTTTCTTTTCTTCAATGGCGTTAGTTGAGGAATCTGTTTGTGTTGACATTGGTTGTTATAATAAGGTTATATAATTTTCATAAACTTATTGTTGTATATAGTTGTTGTCGTTTTGTTTTGTTTTGTTTCTATGCAATATATATGGCTCTAAACTGGAAGTACACTGTTTTTTATACATTATTGTCGTTGTTACTATTCTGGTTATTGGTCGCTTATGTTAGTTATTTAGCTAAACATTGGTATATTTATCAATGTAGAGAAGGATTAACTAACAATCAAAGCAATAATAACAATCAAGTAAGCACTGATTACAAGCCAAAGTTTAATGATGCGTTTGATTTTGGGTCGCCGTTATACAGTCACACTGTTGATTTGCCATTAGTCAACACAGTCACGTGCCAAAACTTCTGTGGACCACAGAACCAGTGCGCGATCACAAGAGAACAATGCACATCAGACATTGATTGTCAAGGTTGTCAAGATATGAACAAAGGAACGTCCTACAAACTAACACCGAAAGTGCAAGGATGGACGCCGGCAATGAATGTGTCCAATTATGGTGATGTATATTACGGTTCAAAGGGTGCTGAAGTAAAACAGCCTTATTGGGGTTATGACAAATGGACACCATCGTTCAACATGGGTCTAGATATGTATGGTAAGAACCAAGATTCAAATACATTTATGACCGAAGAAGAGCGACGCATACAATCGATGTATCCGTCGTCAATAACAGCGACGGGTATGTTTTATAACACAACGGCGCCGTCGTATAATGCGGATATACCGACGAATTACTGGTAATTCAGGGAACTACGTTCCCCGACCCCCTCCTTTGTTTTTGGTGCGTTTGAATTGCGGGTTTAAGTTGTTTTCGTAAATATTATAAAAAAGAACTTAAAGAAATAGGGTATTAAAAGAACTCTTATAGGGTCTTTAACGGAGGTCATCATCCTCTTTGCGTTCCGCAAAATAATTAAAGATGTCATCCTTAAACTCCTGCGAAAATTGTTCTGTCGGAATCATTAACCCTTTGTTAGTATGGTCGTATGTAAGATGACTCAACGGAGAAAACTTGTGTTTCATCAGTATTTGCCAGCGTTCTGTATATCTACGGTTTTCTTTGGAACCGTGATAATAGTGACGAATTATTCCAGGAACGTAACCGAGTCTTAAACCGCGACATTTATCTTGAAAATCAGTCATTGAATTGTTGTAATCCTCATGATAATCGCTTCGTTGCATTGCCTGTGCTTTGCCAATAAATGATAGAGCCATTATGCTGTCTGATGAACCAAGAACACCGTGTTCGTATATTCCACCAAGGCGTTCGTATGCGTCTCTAGTCATTGCCCAAGCATAACCCGGATGCCAGTAATCTTGACCTCTTGCTGTATATTTCTTTCCCTTCGTAAAGCTATAACCAAAACCGTTGAAAATATTCAAGTTCAATTGGTCTTTGTTCATATCAACACAGTGGCTGAAAAGCTGGACAACATCTTTACAACCATTTAAGACCTTCAATGTGTCTTGTGCCCATGTAACGCTGTCGAACTCAATGTCAGCGTCAATCCACGCAAATGCTTTCCAATTAGAAGGAAGAAGTTCTCGTACAGCAATGTTAATCATATTTTCCTTGTGCCAAAGAGGAGCCGTGTTAGTTCGCAATTGTAAATGTCTCTTGTTCTTTTTGTCGGTAACAATGAACTTTTGGTCACCATAAACGAGCTCAACAATAAATAGCGACACATTATCTTCCTCCTCTTCGAAACGTTTTACAAACTCCTTAAGTAGTATGTATCGCCTAGCATACAAGCAAGGGTTTGATACAACGATAATAACATTCAGTTTGTCTTCGATAGGTCTGTTGTTTTTGATGGCCAACTTGATGTCGTTAAATGTGAAGGTGATATCATCTATTTCAATGCCATTAATAATTGTCATATATTATTGTCCGATTATTTTTGCTGCTTTTTCGGCCTTTAAGTTGTTTTCATAATCAGGGAACTACGTTCCCCGAACCCCTCCTCTTTGGTTTGGGCTTTAAGTTGTTTTCATAAATATTATTAAAAAGAACTTAAAGAATGTCGTCAAATACATTAAAATGGGGGTCGTCAATGGGGTCGTCCAGGGGCTCAGCCCCTGGATTATGTCGCATACATAAGCCCAACATTGCCACCAATGAAGTTCACTACGTTGATGCGTTCTTCAAAGAAATGCAAGTCGAAGTTATAATCATAAATACGCCATGTCGGCTTGTTAATACCAATAATATTGCCGGTTTCCGGATCGCAAATCGTCAAGCTCTGTGCCAAAGGATCCAACGGAGGAATAATAGTTGTGAACTCCAACTGGATTTGGTTAAATCGGCTCATATTAATGGCACCAGACGGCTGTAAGTCCGCATTATTAGAATGAATCGAGAAATTATAGCAATACAGTCCCTGAGGCGCGTTTCCAGTAGTTCTAACATACTTCTCAATAAAGTTGTAAACTCCTGCTGGCTGAATATTCTCGCGATAAGACCCATCCAGAAGGATGCCAAGGGCAACCAATATATTCTTCTCATTTTGCGGGCTGTATGTCTGTGAAATAAGCAAACCTGTTAGAACACCATCTGGATTCACACCGGGACCTATATTCACCGGCACCAAATTGCCCATCGCATCTGTTCTGTAAATCGTATAAGTGCCATTTACTGGTGCTTGAATTACGTTTAAAGGCATATAGTTGTAAGGCCAATTCGTGTAATTCGACCATTCGTTACGCAAGTTCGCATCAGAACGTTGAAAATAGAACAGCCAATTACTGATCATACCAATAGAATCCAGATTCACTGTGTTCGGTCCAGTTACATTAGGGAAAATGTTCTCCTTGACCTGTTTTATCAAATACTTCTGCTCATTTAGAGCAAACGATTGCTCCTCGTCATTGGCCAAAAAACAATAAGTACAATTCAAATGAATATCCGCATTCCATAATGTGCGCAAATCTGAGTACGAATCAATGCCAATACACACATCCGGTGGCGGCTGCAAGAAACGATAAAACTGCATATACCACGCGTTAAAATTGGGAGCAATATAAGGATAGTTGTTAGTTGCGTCAAAGACGTCACGAATTGTAAATAACTCTTCAATAGGTCTCAGCGTAATATTAATATGGAGTTCGTTATATTGAAGGGCTGTCAAAGGGAATGCCATTTGCGACTTAAGTCCAAACCAATTATTCAACGGAATATACAAGATTCGTCCTTTGATAGATGGTTCGGGCCCAGCCAAATCGCCAGTATAATAAGCATTTGGATATGAGTTCACGCGCGAATTAGCATTTGCAGGGTCGTTCAGCTCAGGAACATTGCCAATCATCTCATCGAAAAGCGCCTTCTTGGTTTGCGTAAAATCGCGCTGAACAGATGCTAGCAAATAGTCACCGCTATATTCCTGCAAAGTATAATTGCCACATGTTATGCTTATCTTGGCAATCATTTTGGCGCCAATATTCTCAATCCATTTGAACTCATAAGGCGCCCATTGTTCGATATTACCGAGACCTTGAGAAGTTGACTCGGGGGTAATTTGCTGGGGAGGCAATATGGGACTCCAAATGCTGGGCAAAGCGACAGACAAATAGCAGTCCATCAAAAGATCAGCATAACGAGGAATCTTGAATGTATACGTGGATTCTTCGCTCAACCTGAGTGTTTTTGCTCCTTCGAAGTCGACACGAAACTTCTGTAGGCCAAAATTCGTGTATTGGCGATAGGTTGCTTTGAAAAAACTTTTAGAAGGATTGCCATTAAGAACAATATTCTGTTGTCCTTGGGACACGAGATTCATTAGACCTCCGGCCATATT